CATGATAACCAAATAAAATTTCATCATCTGGATGTGCAACAAACATTAATATTTTCATAATATTTAAAACTTATTATAATATATGGCATTATTAAAAAAAATAAAAATTAAAAATAATTGTGATGTATATATTAAAAATTGTAAAATAATTGATAATGATCCAGTAAAAATGTATAATACAATGTATCCTATAATAGATATTAATTATTTAGATAATTATATTACTAATAATGTTCAAGAAAATCAAAAAAAAGAAATAAGTGATTTATTTGAAATTGATAGAATTATAAATAAATGTGATAAAAAATATTGTATATCTGTGTCATTTTTTTGTCAAAATGTTAATAATACATATGTTAATCAATTTGGAAGTATAGATTATAATGATACTACATCAAAATGGTATGCTAAGTATTATATAAATATACAAAAATTTATTTACGATTTTATCCATTCTAAATATTATACTACATTTAAATTACGAATTTATTTAGAAAAACAATTACATATATTTATACCAAAATTAAGTAATAAAAATATAGAAATATATTTAATGAAAAATAATTCAATTGGTGGTACACCTGGAATGTTATGGAGATATTTAGTATTTGATGATAAAAATCTAGAAATTGCACATGTATTTGATATAGATGAAAAATTTAATACATTATCAAAATATATTGAATTATTTTCAATGTCAAACAAAACTCTTGGAAGATGTTTTTTACCTTGTAGTCAAAAATATAAAATAGATAAAAATAGTATAGCAATAAATTATCCTGTTGTATTAGGTGGTATTATAAGTATGAGACCAAATAAAAATGACATAAGTTTTAATAATATTAGTATAAATTATATATTATATAAAATGTTACGATCAAAATCAAAATATCCTAATTTAGAAAATGATTCAGATCCAGAAACTATATATAATATGCCAATTAATAATCATAAATATGGATGGGGTGGTCATTGGTATATGTATGGATTTGATGAAAGAATATGGAAACATTTATTTTTTCCACATTTTGTAAAAAAAGGTGAAGTATTTTCTTATAATAATAATAATATAAATAATATAAAATCATTACCAGCTGTACATCCATCTAAAATTGATTATAATTTATGTATATATTATAATAATACATTTACATAAACTATTAATATATTAATCCTCTTACTTGCTCAGCCACATGTGCTTCTTTCTCATCTATTGTATCACCACCTATCTTATTAAAATATGTTTCTGATGTATCTACAAATACATCAGATGTAGTAAGACCACCTTGATTATCTAAATATGACATACTTGCTTTTGTTACTAATTTATTTCTAGTAGCACGTGTTGTATAATATAAATATATACCTGCAGTACATGATATTGCAACCATTGTCAATGGAATCATTAATGGCCACAATGCAGCAGATACTTTACCCCAACCTTGATTTATATCTTCTTGATAAATATATGAATAATACGCAATAAATATTAGTGTTAAAATAATTAATAATTCAATAATTCTAAATATTATAACATCATTTAATTCTGTAATTAAATAACTCGTTTCTATTGTTACTAATATAAATCCTAGTAAATATCCAAATATAGTTGTTGAATATAATAATTTTTTATCTCCATCAGTTAATGTAGTATTTGGAGAATTATATTTTGTATAACTTGCTAATACTCCATATGCAATAACTATTACAATAAATAATACAATTAATATTATATTTAAGGTTTTCATATAATATATATTAATATTTTTAATATATATTATATAAATTAATATTTTGAATATTATTTTGATTTATTAAATGATTTTAATATTTTTGGTAATATTGATTTTTTAAAACATGATGATAAAATAATCCACAATGATACTGTAAATGGTTGTAATATTTGTGATGTTTTTACCAATTTTGAATCACTAGAATATATAGTAGATACAATAGATAGTATTAATAATATTAATATAATTATAAATTGTATTGATCTTAGTATAATATTATCAACATATTCTTGTGATAAAAACATTATTTCATATACAACTAATAAAATACTTAATAGATATCCAAATATATATGTTGCATATAATTGTGCTCTATTTTTTTTAGATAGAGATGTCGTTTCTAGATCTTGAAACATATGTGTTTGTATAGGAGTAAAATCTATAGTTGATGATAATGATACATATAATATTGTTAAAATTACTAATATTCCTGGAAAAATATAATTTTTCATTATTATTATATTATAAATTTATTTATAGTATTCATATCTAATTTTATAATAATTGGATTACTATCATTTCTAGATACACTCATTACTATATTATTATCATCAATTAATAATCCTAAACAATATTCTATTTTTAATGTATCAAAATAAAATGGTATTGTATATTTTTTAATATTATATTCTTTATCTAATATAATTATAGCATGAAAATATTTTCTAGGTGTAGTATATTTTACCCCATGTACAACCATCCAATATTCATTGTTGTGTTTTACTACATTTGATGAACCTCTATAATTTTTAAAAAAGGTTGGTGTATTTTTTCGAATAGTAATTTCTAATGTATTATTTGTAATAATGCCTATTTGTAATGGATGCCAATCATATATAATTTTATCATCAATTGGTATCCAATTTTTCTCACATTTATTATATTGAATTTCTTTGGGTGATTTAAGAATAGTAAGATTTGATATTAAATTATTTTCAAAATCATAATCACCAATAACCATCCTATTTGTATCTGAATCTGAAAATTCACGAGAACTAGCAATACATTTTAAATTATTATTTATTTCAAATAATCGAACATCTTCTAAACCTAATATATGAGTATCTTTTACTTGAACATTATTTTTATTTACATTCATAAATATAAGATTTGACATGCTTTCATAATTATTATTAAAAATCATACATGAATTTTCTGTTCTTACTTTTTCATCTCTTGACAATACATTATTTTTACTCATTAAATAGCTACCATCATTTTGGATTCTATAATTAACATAACGTACATTTGCTATAATCTGATTATTATATTTTATTAAGGATGTTGATGTTGGTATAAAATCATTACATGATTCTAATTTCAATGGTATACTTTTAGCATAATTTAATAATCGTGGCATATAATGATCAATATTTGAATATACATTACTTTCATTATAATTATATTTATTTAAATATTCAATGCATTTTTTCATGCCTTCTATACGTTCATTTGGAAATACATAATATTGAATAATAGTATATTCATATTCAAATACAAAATTATTATATACATTTTTTTCAATAAATAATGAATCATCTTTGGGGTATTGAATTTTTTTACCAATTAAATAATAATGATATGATTTAATTTGTTTACCACATTCTCGAAAATATTTTGTTAATTCATATATTGGTTCAGCACGTACATTTCTATAATTGTATGCTTTATTTGCCCAACATTCAAATTTATTTTCGTCTTTTAATAATAACCAACATTTTGAAATCATATAATATGAATACCATACTTCTTCATACCAACCTCCCATTTTTATACGTTGTTTGTATCTTTTAATTGCTTCTTTAAACTTTCCAGTATCTTTTAATGATTGTGCTAAATAAAATACATATCGTACATTATTTGGATCATCTTCTAATCCTTGTGTTAATAGTCTTATATCTCTTTCAAATTTATCATTTTTACTTCCACCATCTCCAATATCATTAATATATATGATATCTTTCGCAAGGGTATGACTAGGGCTACCATCCCAATATTCATGTGTCACTCCAAGACAACGCCAATTAAATCCTAATTTTACAAAACGTACATTATAATACTCTAAATTATGATTTTGTTGAATTATTTTATAACCATTACTTTGTAAAATCTCTTTATTAAAATTAACAACTTCTAATTTCATATCTGCATCTAATAATAAACCATATGTAGTATTAAGATCCCACCCTAATTCTCTACAATATTCTTGACCATTTTTAAATGCATTGGTTCGATTATGTCCAAAATTTTTCCATTCATCGTGATATAATTTACCTGTTATATTTTTAGTAGTAAATAATGTTTCTACTATAGTACAAGTATTATCAGTAGATCCTGTATCAGTAATACAAATTGCATCACATATAGATAATACGCTTGTTATACATCTTTCTATAATTTTTTCTTCATTCTTTATAATTGATATTAAAATAATTTTAACCATATAGTATTTATAAATAATAATTTATATATTTAAACTTATATAAATTACGATAAATTTCCTAAAACAAAAATAGATGATTGTATTATATCAACATGTTCTGTATCTGATGCATATCCATATACATCTATTATATATGTACCTGCGAGTAATTCTATTCCAGATCTAAATTGAATTGCAATTGAATTATATTCATTATTAGAAGTTATACGTTTTCTGATTGTATTACTAATTTGTTCAGCAATTTTGATATAAAAATACATACTACCACTATTATTTGTAGTATGATAATCAATGACAGCATTTGCCCATATATAACCTGGAATTGTAGTTGTGATAGTTCTAGTTATAAATGATATTGGTGAATCAATGAGTCCTAATGTAATTGGTGGTGTGCTATCTAATGTACCGGTAAATCCAGATATAAATATTTCAAATGGTCCAGTTGGTCCTGTTTCTCCTGTTTCACCTGTTGGTCCTGTTTCTCCAGTTGGTCCTGTTTCTCCAGTTGGTCCTGTTTCTCCTGTTTCACCTGTTGGTCCTGTTTCTCCAGTTGGTCCTGTTTCTCCTGTTGGACCTGTAAAACCAGTATATCCTCCTACTTGCGCCCATATATCTGGATTATCAATTGGATTTGAGTCTTGACCAGTAGCTATTAAATCAGTTAAAACATAACCATAACCTTGATATGTTACACCATCATTTTTTTCATATAAAGTTTGATCACTCCATTCACCTAACCAATTTACTGGTCTACCTAAACCTGTTGGACCTGTTTCTCCTGTTTCACCGGTTGGACCTGTATAACTACTTATTTGCCCCCATTTATTTGGATAATCAACTGGATTTAATCCAAATTCAATTGAATCAGTTAAAACGTATGCATATTCTTGATATATAACTCCATCATTTATTTCATATTGAGTACCACTATCCCATTCACCTAACCAATTTATTGATATACCTAAACCAGTTGGACCAGTATCGCCTGTTGGTCCTGTGTCTCCTGTTGATCCTGTTTCTCCTGTGCAACCTGTATCACCTGTTTCTCCTGTATAACCTGTTGGACCTGTATTACCTGTATAACCTCCTACCTGAGCCCATTTATCTAAATTATCAACAGGATTTGATCCAGAATCAATAAGATCAGTTAATACATAACCATATCCTAAATACGTAACTCCATCATTTCTTTCATATGTAGTTTGATCATCCCATTCTCCTAACCAATTTACTGGTCTACCAAAACCAGTTGGACCTGTTTCTCCAGTTGGTCCTGTTTCTCCAGTTGGTCCTGTTTCTCCAGTTGGTCCTGTGTCTCCTGTATCTCCAGTTGGTCCTGTATCTCCTGTTGGTCCTGTATCTCCTGTTGGACCTGTAAAACCTGTATAACCTCCTACCTGAGCCCATTTATCTAAATTATCAACAGGATTTG